TTCTTCAACTATCCTATCTGCAATTTCACCTGTTATATCTTGTATAAATGGATTAAAATGTAACACATTACTCATTACTGCATTTCTGTGGTCAATAGTTGATTTAAGTTCAACAACTTCTTTATCAGTTAAGTCAGGATTTTCTAATTCTATTTCAAGTTGATTCCTTTCAACTTCAGCAGTTCTATACATCACAATGGCATTATTTTGTTCTGGTGTAAATTTAGGTGACTCTTTAAATATATCCATAACCTCCATTTGTTTAAGTGCTTCTGTTATCTTCTCCATCTCTATTTGCAAATACTTCTCATTTGCTTCCATATTAGACATAGTAAATTCTATAGAATGACCAGTCTTTACTATAATTGCATCTTCTCCTGTTTCTTTTTTATTTTTATATTTATATTTTATCATTATTGTGTTGGTATTGATTTATTTTGAACATCTCTTTGGTCAGATGTCATTGATAATTGTTGTTGTGCCATCATCTCTTGCTCCAATGCAGCTTTTTCTTGTACCTTTCTTATCATGTTTTGCATAATCACTTGGTCAAGTGATGCAATATATTGGAACATTGATGCAATTTGTACTTGATTCATATCTTCTTCATGGTCTTGCATAAAATCTACAAATCTCTGTTTATATGCAGTTGTAGCTATTCTATTTGGTTTAATAACCTTACCATCTAATATTGATTCTATATCCCTATCAGCTTCAGACATTACTTTTGTATTTCCAAATTCAGATACATCAAGCATTTGACGTATTTCTTCATCATTAAATCCTGAAATCTTAGCTTTAATCTCTAATAGTTTCTTTGGATTAACATTTTGATTCTGTGATTCTTGAACTAAGAAATTTAGTTTATTTTTCTTTTCTTCAGTTGATAACATCTCCTGAGCTGATGATGATTCTACAATTAAAGCAAAATTTTCATCTTTCCTAAAAATATCTCTCTTTGTAATCATTTGTTGTTCTACTCCTTCAGGACCAATAATATCAACAGCAATTTTTTTAGTTAAATGCTCTTTCATCCCATCTTGATGCAACATTCCAAATCTATCATATCCAAATGTATATGATGAATTAAATAGTTTAAATCTATCTGCTATAGCTTCTTGGTTACCTTCATATACTGATACTACAGTATCTTTAGATGTTCCTTTTGCAGCAGCAGTAACACCTGATGCTTTCTCACCTATAGTTTCCAATTTATCATATACCATTAATGGAGTTTGTATCTCTGGTGTATCAACAGTTTGATATGCTTGTTTAATATCAATATTTCCTTTTACTTTGATGATACCTTCCTTTCTATATTTTAATGAAGCTAAATCCTCAATAGCATTAACATTAACCACTCTCTGTGGTTTGTTTCTTTGTTCTGAGTTATCAACCATCTGATTGATTGATATAGACTGTGCCATGAATATTTCACGTACATAATCACAGAATGATGGTGTCCAAAATTCTGTTAAATCAATAAATGCAGCATATGTCCAAAATGGGAATGCTCCTAGTGGATGTTGTTCTGATGCTGGAAACAAATCAGTTAGTTCCTCCATACGAATACAATTACCTGATTCTGTTATAAGTAGATAATATCTTGTACCTTCATATGTTGTGTACCACTCCCAGAATTTATAATCTTCACTTGTTGAGATTGTATCTTGAGTAGTCCAAACATTCTGGTCACGTCTTCTTGACTGTTTATTCATCTCTTCAGGTGTCATAGCTAGAGCATTAGTCGAACCATCGGTTAATTCCTGTACTTCATATTTTAAATATATTCCATCTTTAACTCCTTTCTTTAACTGAGTCTTATTTTTAGTTACACCATATCTACCCATGTAGTTTGCTTTCTCAATATCAATACCACCTGCTGATGGGTCAATTAAGAAGTCATATACATCAATATTTTCAAGATGTGCTTTATATAAACCATCAATAGAATCAGCATAGTATGAATATATAGCACGACCATATATTGCACATTGTTTTTTACCTGCTAAATCCTTAATATCCCACCAGTCAGTCTTTCTATCATTAGCACGTATAGCATTTGCTCTTTCAGCACGTGATAATTGAGATTCTTTCCTTTTGGCATACTTAAATATCAACGGAGAGTTTATTTTAGACAATAAAGTATGAACAAACTCCTGCATTTTACCTAAATCTATATTTGCACGAGAATTTTCTGTAGGTTTTTTAGTTCCATAGTACATTTCTTCATTTTTTTGCCAGTTTTTTACTTTTCCAGCACGATAATTACGAGCAAAAGGTATTTCCTTCTTTACTTGTTGTATAATTAAGTCTCGAGTTGTTTTATTTATCATAATATAATTATATTATATCATTAATATTTTTTAAATACCAATATCGCTATACATTGGCGTTTCATCATAGAAAGAAGCATCATCAAATGATGTATTATACATTTTTTCAGCTATAAATCTTTGATACTGAAGTGCATCGATGATGTCATCATGCTTTCCCATAGGGAATTTTAATAATTCATACTCCATATCCTTACACTCACCCTCAATATGATAAATACTCTTAGTTTCATAGTTTGGAACTAAGGCTTTAATTCTTGACTCCTTCATCACACCTCCATGTTTTAATTCTACAATATATGGATATTTACCACGTTTTCTACATTCCTCTTCAAAGAATGGCTGTATAGCTTGGGTAAATGTTGTTGTCTCTATACCAATCTTCTCCATACCTTCATCATGTAATTGAAATATAAGGTCAATCAACCCTTTTGGATTAATTCTATAAGGTTTACCACTAATATACCAGAAACCTTCACTGTCCACATAGTTTCTTACCACACCAGTGGCATCTGATGTTGCATTTTTGGAAAGTGCAGAGTCAATTGTTGCAAACTTACGTGTCATTTTTTCTTCTAGTTGTTTTCGTGTTATATATCTAAACATCTCCTTAGTGAATACCGCCTGTTCAGCACTCATAGGTTCATTCATCATCTCAATACTATAAACAATTGAGCCTAATTGTCGTTTTTTATCCTCCAATGAAACCTTATTTTCTGCTTGGGCTTGTACATCAGTCATTGCGTACTTAGCAGACCATGTAGGCTCTCCATTTGCCTCTACAGGCACATTACGGACCAATAGACGTGTATCATGCTTCGCACGTTCAAACAACGTGTCTACAGACCCATGTTCCGTTATATAGTTACCTAAGTATATAACTTTAGCATCAGAGTCTAGTCCTGATTTAAACTCATCAATGTGAGAAATAATAGAATTAGTTATAAGTTTTGAATCCTTAGTCTCATTTGTTTCAAAGTCATCTAAGAGAAGGAAGTCAGGTCGTTGATTACCATGAAGTCTACCACGCACAGATTTCTGAGTAGAGTGAGCTTCTACACGCACACCATTATTAGTTACGAAGTTATTTACTCGCTTCTGTGTTGTCTCCTCTTCCTGTGCCTTCTTGTTTACATTGTAAAGTTGCCCAAAGTCACTGATTAGAAGTTTATTAGTTTGAAGATTTAAAATAACATCGAATAGTATACGCTCAGCGTTTGTTGTTGAGTAGGAGTCCACGTTGATGTAGATACGCTTCTTATACACAATTAACCATGTTAAGAATATCTTAGCAAATGAAGTTTTTGCTGATTCACGAAACATAATCCATGCAATCTCACGATACTTCCCAGACATTAAATCCTTTACATCTTGAAACATATCAAAATGAAATGGTGCGAATGGATATTTAATATATTCCGTAAAATAGTAACAGAAGAATAATGAGAAGTCTTTTTCACAAAGATACTTACGTTCAGCAGGAGTTCCATTAATAACTACATCAAGTGCTTTTTTATTTATCATTGATTTTATTATACATTAAAAAAATGGTTTTGAAAATTTTTGTAATTTTTTTTAGAGAGGTAAATTTTGGTTTTAAAAATTTTGTATATTTTTTTTAGGGTGATGAAAAGTGGATTGTAAATTTTTGTGTGTGATTTTATTGGGGTTACTAATAATATTATCATCACCCCTATTGCCAAGACCAAACTTGAACCCAACGTCCACCCATATATAAGCCCCCATGCCATCCCCCCCATATGTTATCATTACATCATAAATAAAAAGAAGAGTAAAGCAAGTCGTATAATGGTCAATAACCATGTCGCACAACATATATTTTGCGACATTATAACATATGACTACATAGTCATCTTTGCTTTGTATCATGCCTTATTTGCCAATTTTTGACGTTGTAACTATATAATATTGCTATATATGAGTATTATAACAAAGCATCAAGCCTTTTTTTAGTTTCCTCGTCTATCGTATGCTCGACTTTTACCAATACTGCGTTTTCTGTACGTGTTGAGTATTTTACTTTGTTAAGACGTTCAGCTAAAAACATATCAACCTTGTTGCGTTGTGCAATGATATTCGTGTCGACTTTGCCGTCATTGTCTTTAATTGCGAGGTCTTGAACTTCCCTAAAATTCTCCTCTGCTTTTAATAACATCTTTTCATCAGTTAATTGGCTTGCAAGTTTTGATAACCATTTATGCTCTTTATGTATTATAGTTTTAGCATACTCTTCTTTAAAACCCGCATTGATAGCACTTCTATAAGCATTACTAAAACTTGGACTTTTTGGATTCGTATATAAATCATAAAACAGTTTTTGTTTTGGGTTTATCACAGTGATAGTTCGCTTATCAACCTTTCTTATACGTTTCTTTTTTGTTTTTACTTCCATATTTAATATTATAACATATTTTTACCACAAGGTTATTGAGTATTTTTGGACATACTGGACATACCTACTGGACATACGTATGTCCATAAAAATATCCTTATATATCAACGTATAAACCCTAAAGACATACTGGACATACTAAAATCAATTAAAGAATATATACACAGTACATACACCTACATCATACACACCACACACACACACGATATATAAAAGTTTCAAAAAAGGTATGTCCAGTATGTCCATTACCTTTATTTTTCATTTTCACCTTGCTATATATACATATAATCATGGACATACCTACCACTAAAACTTGACATAAGCCTGTCCATTTGTGGTATAATACACCCATTTGACATAGTTATGAGTAACTTATTGACATTTTAACTTACTCGTATCATAACCATAATATGTGGATAACTTCCTATAAACTTACTTGACACCACCCTATAACTTGCTATACTAGATACATAACCCGATAAACCATATCAATAACATTCGAGGTTATAAAAATAAAAACATGATAAAAGAATTATCAATAACAAAAATGGGTAAAGGTTATTACATCACTTATAGAGACAATAAAGACCGTTTCATTATAAATAATGTAAATAACATAACACAATTACTAGCTTACTTAAATAGAATATCAAAATAATGACAATCACCACATCATACAAAAGACTAAAAAATGAAACTCATAGAGTTTACACCGCTACAGATAAAAACTTTTCCGCTTCCGCCTCAACCGCACACAAAGCTATTATCAACCTTTTAAACTTTTATAACTAATATGACAATAAATACAAAAGTTATCATAAATACAGGTATGCTAAAAGATAAAAAAGGTATAGTAACAGGATATGAACATTATAAAACCTTAACTTTTGACGACACATTAATTATAGTTAAATTAAATAATAATAGGATTGTAAAATGTGAAAAATCAATGTTAACTAAAATATAAAAATAAAATAATGATAAAAACATACAACATAATAAAAATAAAATACTTACCAGTT